TTCCTACCTCCTGAGTATCTTGTAGAGAATCGTGACCCTGATCGGGAAGCATCTTTCAACATGTATACCCGCATGATGGAGAAAGCACACCAAGCTAAACAAAGTGGTTTCATCCTCCCTATGCTGTTAGACAGTGAAGGGAACAAGATGTTTGACTTTGAGATTAAGAACATTTCTGGTACTAAGTCTTACGATGTAAATGCAATTATTGCACGTTATACCCGTGAGATTCAAGTAGCATTGTTTGCTGATGTGTTGTCGCTTGGTAGTGGTTCTGGTGGTAGTTACTCGCTTGCTGAATCGAAAGTAAGCATTATCGACATGGCCGTTAAGAGTCGTTTGAATGAGATTAAAGACCAGCTTAATCACAAGCTAGTCAAGACCTTGTTTGAACAGAACAAATGGCCTACAGATATCATGCCTTACTTTGACTTTGATCTGCCGAATAGTGAGTCGCTTGAAAGTGTAGGTAAGTTCCTGCAACAAACCGCAGCAACCGGCTTGATCCCGCTTGTACCTGAAGTTGTTAACTTTGTTCTCGCCCGTGTTGGTATTGATTACCGTGTCCCTGATGACATTGAACCTGAAAAGCTTCGTGAAATGATGACTAACTTCACCTCTGAAGCTGGAGGTGGTATGAAAGAAGGTATGAGTAACACGAACGGTAAAGGTACAGGGGAGAAAGGTGATGCAAACACAGCTAACAAAGGGAGCAAATAAATGGCACATTCACTTGTAAGAATTAAATCGTCGTTGGTTAACAAACCTCATCTTATTGAAGAGAATACCTTTAACGGTATTCTTGAGTACGTTAACCAACGCATTGAGGGTAACGCCGATATTATCGGTCCTCAAGCTGAAGCAGAAACTAGCTGGGATCATCGTTACATTCCTGAAACTAAAACAGGTGTAATGCATATCTCTGGTCCACTCACATATCGCACCACTGGTTGGGAAGCATATTGTGGTGGTACAAGCTATGAAATGCTTAAAGAACAAATGAACTACTTCGTGGAAAAGGGAGCTAAAACAGTTTCCATGATGGTTGACTCTGGTGGTGGTCAAGCTCAGGCAATGATTGATAGTGCAAACTATATCCGCAATCTTGCCAATGAGAATGGTATTAAGATCATTGCTTATGTAGACGGTATGTCTGCTTCTGCTGCTTACGGTATCTCTTGTATTGCTGATGAAATCATCATGTCGAGTGACAGTCTTGTCGGTTCGATTGGTGTATTGATTCAATTGTACAACGATAGCAAGTATCTTGAAAAGATTGGTTACGAACGTACCTTCATTACTGCGGGTAAAGACAAAGTTCCGTATGACAAAGACGGTGCATTTACTGAAGCGTTCATTGATCGTTTGCAAGAACAAGTAGATACATTGTACGAGAGTTTCACCACACACGTAGCAACTCACCGTTCTCTTGATGTTCAAGCTGTTAAAGACACGGAAGCAAATGTGTTTATGGCTGAAGAAGCTATCAAGCTTGGTCTTGCCGATAAGGTTATGACTATCGAAGAGTTTTATGAATATGTGGCAGACGTTGCCCAAACAAACATTGAGGATAAAGAAATGGGCCTTTCCGCCTTCAAACTTAACACTAAAGAGGACAAAGCTGAAATGGCTAAACTTGAAGAACTGACTGTGCAACTTGAAGCACAAACCGAACAGGTTGCAACACTGGGTGCACAACTGCAAACCGCACTGGCTGCTAATGAAGCACTGACTGCTCAACTGGCTGACTTTGTGAAAGCACAGGAAGAAGCTGCAGCTGCTGCTGCTGTAGCTGCTCTGGCTAAGCGTGAAGCTGCTCTTGCTGAAGTTCTGCCCATTGCTGATGTTCCAACATATCTTACCAATATGAGTGCTCTGGATGACGGTGCCTTTGCTTTCATGGTAGATCAACTGGCTGCTGTAAAGAATGCCCGTGCTGAAGAGTTTAAACCAGTAGGTCAGGAAGGTGTTCTAGATGACGCTGAACCAGATGCTGTTGAAACTCTGAAAGCTGCCGGTGTAGCTGCTGCCAAAGCTGTTCGCCGTTAATCACAAACATTTATTTAGAGGAATTAAAACATGGCTTTCACTGAACTGAAATTCGGTACTTACGCTTCCGATCTGGTTATTGACCACCCTGCCTATAAGTTCGGCAATGAGAACGCAAACATCACTCCACTTGTTACAGCACTGCCACTGGGTACTATTGTACATCGTCCGAAAGATTCGGCACCTACAGTAGCTTGGAGTGTTATTGATGCTGATGCTGACGTAGTTGCAACTAACGAATTCGCTGTAGTTTGGGGTGACCACTACGGTTTCAAATCTGACTTCATTCCGAAGGCGATTGTTGCTGGTAAGTATAACTCGATTGTTATTCGCAAGGGTGCATTCAAAGAATTCTACATTAAGAAGAATTATAAGACTGTACTGACCACTACTTATGATCTGCTGCTTCAACTCATGGCAAACCAAGGTCTTCTGGTCCTGACAGACGTATCTGATCTGACTGCTTAATTAAACTGATTTATAGGGACTGAATTAAGTCCCTTCACTCTACAAAAGGAAAGAATAAATGACTCTGATTATCGACAAGAATATTGATCGCCTGAGCCAAGGTAAGTATGTTGAACTGACTGAGATTCTGGTTGAACTGCCCCGCAATATTAGCATCATCGATCAACTTGGTCTGTTTGAAGAAGTATTTGTAACTCAAAAGAAAATTGAGATTCAACGTACTCAGTATAGCAACCATCTGATTAAAGATAAGAACTGGGAAGCTAAAGCTGACACCATGGTTAGCAAACCAGAGCGTGGCTTTATTCAGCTGAAGATTCCTAACTTCGAAATGCAAGATGCGATCAAGCCACAGGATATCGACGGTGTTGCTAAAGTGAACAACATCCACGAAGCTGCTGGTCTGGAAACCGTGATGGATGTTCGTATTGAGAAGCTGACTTACCTGAACAACGCTTTCGATCTGACCCACGATGTGGCTAAGATGCAACTGCTGACCACAGGTACAGTATATGCTCCATCGGGTGCTCTGGCAACTAACTACGGTGACACTATCGACTTCTACGAAGAAATGGGTGTTACTCGTCAGACTCACAACATTGAACTGACTGGTGCTAAAGACCCACGTAAGACCTGTTCCGAACTGATTCGTAAGATGCGTGAAGCTCTGCGTCATGCTAACGGTGGTAACTACAGCAAGCTGATTCTGCTGTGCGGTACTGACTTCTTCGACGCTGTTTACACCAACCCATTCGTTACCGAGGCTGTTAAGTACTTCCAACAGGATTACAACAAGCTGCTGCTGAAGACTCCGGGTACTGCTCCGGGCTATGACGCCAACTTCCGCTTCGTTGAACTTTGGGGTCTGGTATTCATTGACGCCGGTATCGGTGGTTACGATGACGCTGAAGGTAACTTCCAAGCTTGGATTGAGCCTAACAAAGCTCTGGCTCTGCCAACTGGTGTACGTGGTATGTTCAAGACCTACTACGCTCCAGCAAACACTTTCTCGGCTATCAACAAGAAAGCTGCTGGTCGTTACTACTTTGAGAAGCTGAACGATGAAGATGACCTGATTCAAATGAAGGTTGGTTCTAACTTCATGAACGCTTGCATCTATCCGGGTGCTATCTTCGACATTACCTATAACTAAGAGGTACGATAAGGGCTGGCTTAGGCCAGCCTTTCTTGTTTAAGGAGAATGAAATGACAGATGATGAAAAGATTTCGCTCCTCGCCCTTATGATTGGTGATATCCCCGGTGGTCCTTACTATCCGCTGTTCACACCAGAACAATATGCACAGTTCCTTACTTTAGGTAAAGGGAGTGTTAACCAAGCTGCTGTGTATGCTGCTACTTCTGCTGGATTCATTGTATCAGGTGAAAGTACAAGAGAAGTTATTGGTGAACTGCAAATTGCTAGTTCTACCGCAAGTAACTATTTGAAACTACTTGATTACCTAGTTAAGACAGCAGGTCGGGTTCCGCCTGAAGGTTTGATGCCATGGTTTGCCGGTGCTGATAGTTGTGACAAAAACAAGTTGCTTGACTTCAGACTGTGTGACCGAAAGCCATTGTTCGGTATTGGCGATCCTTGTTGCTCACGTGACGGGACATTTAGCTAATGGGAATGCATGATAGAATGCGTGCAATGGTGATTCGTCAACTTGCACCACAGCCAAAGGGTAAAGGGGTTCCGATTACATTCAAACGAAAATCTGCTGGTGGTTATAATCCATCTACAGGTGTTACTACGCCAGTTGTTACAACCACTTACACAACAAGTGGTTTGCGTGTTAACTATAGTGAGTATGCATATCGGAATACAACTATTGAATATGGGGACTTCCAGTTATATGTATCGCCTGTACTAGAAGACGGTACTGACACACCTAAACCTGTTGTTGGTGATGAGTTTACATTCCTTGGTACAATTGTCAAGGTGATAAACGTTGCCCCATTTAACGATAACAGTATTGGTTGTGGTTGGAAATTGCAGGTGAGAAATGGCTAACTTCTTAGATACAATCAACGAATGGGTTGAAGCAACTGAGAAGCGAATCGATGAAACCTTACAAACGATAACAATTAAGGTTGGTGAGAGTGTTATCATGTTGTCTCCAGTTGATACTGGTAGGTTTCGTGGTAACTGGCAACTGACCATTGACGGTACTTCTGCAAACAGTCTTGTTCGTTATGACCAAGATGGAAGTAGTACGTTAGCGATGCTTGCATCTAAAGCTAACTCTTTCACTGCTGGTCAAGTAGCTTACATTCAGAATCATGTACTGTATGGTTATGATCTGGAATGGGGTACATACAATGGTCCAACACAGAAAGTAACTGAAGAAGGTTTTAGCAGACAAGCCCCTGCTGGTATGGTGAGGGTAACCGAAGCGGACTTTGTTCGAATTGTCAACGATGCGGTTAGGATTCATAGGGAGGTGTAATGAGTGAATCTAAAATCAGACGCCTTCTGACGGATCATTTGATTGAAAGTCTCAGGCAACCAGATACAACATTAAAGTATCCTGTCATTCCTAACGGTATGATTGTGGATCAAATAATGACAACAAACTACATGTCACCTCACATCATTCCTGCTCCTGCTGATGATGCTGCATTAGGTGGTGACCTAACAGTTTACAAAGGTATTTACCAGATTACATTGAGAGCAACATCTGATGTAAATGGAAGTATGATTGTGGACATGAACGAACCTTTGGATGAAATGGTTGATACTGTACGCCAAGCATTCAAAGCGAATATGAGGTTCGTGGATACAGAAGGTTTCACTGTCCAAGTGGCTAGTGCTCTTGCTGTAACTGAAGCTCGCAAAGACCCAAAAGAACAGTGGTGGACCTTGCATACATGGTTTAACTATTGGGCTGAATCTAACTAAGAGGATATAAATAATGGCTGCTCGTCTTCCTAACGGTTCTACCGTTGATTTCGTTAAAACTTACGGTGATGACATTACCGTTACATCTATCTCCAACGCTAAGCCCGCTGTAGCTACTGCTGCCGCACACGGTCTGGTAAAAGGTGATATCGTTGTTCTTACTTCCGGCTGGCTGAAACTGTCTGGTCGAGGCTTCCGTGTTGGTGAAGTAACTGTTGGTACTTTTGAACTGGAAGGTGTTGATACTACAAACACTGCTTCATACCCTGTTGGTGTTTCGGCTGGTACTGTGAAGAAAGCTGAAGAGTGGGTTGCTATTTCTCAGATTACTGAAGTAGCATCGTCTGGTGGTGAACAACAGTTCTACCAATACGGCTATCTGGAAGAAGACGAAGACCGTCAGATTCCAACTACCAAGTCTCCATCGACTCTGACACTGACCGTAGCTGATGACCCGTCGCAGCTGTATGTTACTGTTGTTGAAGAAGCTGACGAACTGAAAGAAGAGCGTCTGCAACGTCTGAACTTGGTAAACGGTGATATCATTCTTTACAACTCGATTGCATCGATTACCAACACACCAACACTGAACCGTAACCAAATCATGGTGCGTACTATTACGCTTGCTCAGCAAGGTCGTGTAAGTCGGTATCGCAAACTTGTATAACGCACGGTAAGTGCATCCCTCATGCCCTTGCTTCATTATGAGGCGGGGGCATTTTCATTTCTAAGGAGATAAAACAATGGCTGGTAAATCTTTCAAAATTCAAATGGACCCTACTTTCAAATCGGTGGTTAATGTACCACGTGTAGGTGCCGAGCCTATGGCTATTCAATTCACATTTAAAGCACTTGATCGTCGTGCTCTTTCTCGTATGTTTGACGGTTGGAAAGAACGTGGTGTTGCACTGGTTACTGAATCCCGTGAGGCTGCTGAAGCTGGTAATGAATGGTCTATGGAAGAATGGACTGATCGTGAAGTAGCGATGCAAGTGGAGCAGATTAAAGAGATTGTAGTTGGTTGGGGTTTCTCTGACAAGTTCACCGATGAGAACATTGAAGCTCTGGTAAGTACCTCTGTAGGCGTTGTAGATGCGATTCTAGAGCAATATAATGATGCCTATACCAAGGCTCGCCGGGGAAACTAATAGCAGCGGCCCACGCTCTGTATGAGTCTGAAATGACCGAACATCAAGCTGGCTTGTTTGGTCTTAAACTCGAAGAGATTCCAGTTGAAGAAATCTTAGTTTGGGATATCAATTGGAATGCATTCAGAGTGTTCAATACGCTGAATACTCAGTGGCGAATTGGTGGTATGGGTCACGCTACTGGATTAGATTATAATGTAATTCCCTCTGTGGGAAAGATGTTAGGTTTTAAGAACAAACAAATTAATGAAATGTTCCCTGACCTACAAGTGATGGAGAACGAAGCACTCATCACTATGGGGGAGAATCGCAAAGATGCCAACAATCGCTGAATTAGAAGTAAGAATTGACTCTCAACCAATTAAGACTGGTACTGATAGTCTTAATGAATTTGCTACTGCTGCCGAACGAGCACAGAAGGCAACAACTGGATTTAATACATCCACAACAACTAGTGGTGGTATTGCTCCTACTACTGAAACAACAAAGGTTAAAAACCTTTCTGAGGCTATCGATCAACAGACTCGCAAGTTGAACACACTCGCTCAACAGCGTAAGCAACTTGAATCATCTGATATGAAGTCTACAATGCCTGCTGAATATGAACGGCTAAACCGGATCATTGATGCAAACATTGTTAAGGTGGGTATGCAAGGTGATGCAGTACAGCAACTTACACGTATCCAAGATGCTCAGACAGAAAAAGCTGTACGCAAAGCAAATGCTGAAGTAAAAGCACAAGAGGTATTGACCAAGGCTACCATTGCTCAAGAGAACATTCTGACAAATGCTTCTGCTAGACAACAACGTCAAATTGACCAGACAATCAATGGTCTTAGTAAACAGTTGAAGGCTCAGAATGACTACAATGCCGCCATCGAAAAGTTTAATAAAGCCCGTGTAATTGGTACAACAACACAGGGTATGATGGGTCCGTCTCTCGGTGGTGAAGAATATGACAGCTATGTAAAACTTGCTCAAGCTAAACGTGATGCATCGCTTGCTACTGAAGATAATAGTGCAGCAATGGTTCGAGCACAAAATAAGCTTGATACTTACACTGCAACATTGGGTAAGGTTGAACGTGCTGAAGTAGAATTCAGTCGTGCTCAACGTACACTCAAAGAGAACTTGGACCTTGGTAACATTACCATGGATCAATACAACAAGAAACTTCAAGAGTTTACAGATCATCGCGATAAGACTATTGAGAGTACTTATTCTAATGCAGCGGCTGAGGAACAACTTGAACGTCAGCTGAATAAAGTTGTTGGTGCATATGATCCAGTACTTCGTGCACAACGCAACTATGAGAACAGTGCAGCTATCCTGAAGGATGGTCTTGATGCTGGTTTGATTTCCCAAGATCAATATAACAAAGCATTGGCTGAACAAGCTGACGCACTTGATAAGGTTAAATCGAAAGGTAGTGTTTTCAGTACTGTAGCTGACGATTATGAGAAAGCATTGAATGCTGCTCAACCTCTTCGGAATGAACTGAAGGAACTTGAAGAACAACAACGTCGTTTGGACGCGGCCAAGAAAGCAGGTTTGGTTGTTGGTGATGATGCTATTAAACAGCACGCCCAAGCTGAACGTGCTATTGCTGCTCAAACTGAAGCGGTTAGAAAGCGTATCAAAGCTGGTAATGAGTCAACCATGTCATACAAAGCAGAAATGGCTGCTATGCGTGGTATGCCTGCTCAGTTGACTGACATTGTGGTATCGTTGCAAGGTGGTCAAGCACCACTTACTGTGTTACTGCAACAAGGTGGTCAGATCAAGGATATGTTTGGTGGTGTAGGTGCAGCACTGAAAGCTACTGGTACATTCTTACTTGGTTTGGTAAACCCTCTTACTGTTATTGGTTCTGTACTTGGTGTTCTTGCTATTGCTGCTTATCAAGGTAGTAGTGAGTTAACTGAATTCAACCGTGCATTGATTCAATCAAAGAATGCATCTGGTGCGAGTGCTTCTGATTTCACACAGTTCCAAACAACACTGGACGGTATTTCTGGAACATCTGGTAAAGCTGCTGAAGCATTGACTCAAATGGCAGCTAGTGGTAAGATTGCATCTGAAGTAATGGTTGAAGTAGGTGAAGCTGCGATTAAGACGGAGAAAGCTACAGGTGCCGCAATGGATACAATCATTGCAGACTTTACTTCTTTAGGTAAAGACCCTGTACAAGCAGCTATTCGTCTTGATGAGAAGTACAAGTTCCTGACCACATCTGTACTTGCTCAAGCTGATGCTTTGATTGAAATGGGTAAAGAACAGGAAGCTGTTCAGTTGCTTCAATCTGAAATGGCTAAAGCTGCGTCCGATACTGCTGACAAGATGATCGAAGAAGCTGGTTACATTGAGCAAGCTTGGGCAGGTGTTAAGAGTATCATCAGTGAAACATGGGATGCTTTGAAAGGCATTGGTCGTGAGGACACTACCCAATCTCGCATTGATGCACTGAAAGAACTTCAACAGAACATCGTTGATTACAAAGGTGCTGATTCAGCTGAACGTGACAAACGTTATCAAGAGGCCGCTTCCGAGATTCGCATTCTTGAACAACGTAAAACAGCAGAAAAGTCTGTAGCTGAACAACGTAAACAAGATGAGATTGATCGTATTGCTGGTAATGCCGCAATGGATAAACTTCTGAAGCGTGAGAAGTCTAACCTTGAAGGTGTAGCAAAAGCTCAACGTGATTACGATGACCGTCTGCTTGAACATGAGAAGATTCGTAAAGCGGGTAATGTATCTGCTGAAACTGAATTGAAAATGGCTGCTGACCTTGCCGCTGCACAAAAGAAACTTGACGATGCGAAAGCAAAGGCTAACAAACCTAAACGTCCGGGTGCTTTGGATACGACAAGTATTCAGGAAGTGAAGAGTAACCTGACTCAAGTCAATGCTGAGTATGACGGCTACTATAAACGCGTTACTGCGCTAGGTGAAGCCAACGTGGTTTCTCAGGAAGCTACATACTATTCTCAGAAAGCAATTCTTGAGGCTCAGAAGAAAGCAGTTGCTAGTTCTTATGATGACCAGATTTCTGCAATTAACAAGTTGCAGGAAAATAAGAATAACTCTGTTGCACAAAACATTTCTCTAGACAATCAGTTGACTAAAGCTGAAGCTGCTAAAGCAAAAGCAATGGAAGATATTGACACAAGATTGGATGTGTTGCAATCCAAAGAGAATGGTAGGATTCAAGAACGTACACGTAACATCGCTGCTTACAAAGCCGCACTTGATGCACAACTTGATTCACTTCGTGATGAAGGCGCTCGTAACGCTGAAGGTGTAGGTCGTGGTGACCGTCAAGCTGCACTCAATCAACGTTTGGGTGATAATGACAGGGACTTTGATAAGAAGCAATTGGCTTTGGCCAATGCTCTTGCTGCTAAGGATATTGATCCTGTTGAGCATGAACAAAAGTTAAAAGATTTGACTCAAGCTCACAACGATATGACTAAGCAGATTATCCAAAACGATAAGGATATTCAAGCCGCAGAGTTGGATTGGACAAACGGTTTCACTGCTGCTATCGAGAATGCCCAAGATGACGCATTGAATTTTGCGGCATCTACACAAATGGCATTGGAAGGTGCTTTTGCATCTGCTGGTGACGCATTGTACCAGTTTGTTACAACAGGTAAACTTAGCTTCAGCGATTTCGCTTCTAGCGTTATCAAAGATATGGCTCGCATTGCCTCCCAACAGGCTGCTAACGGCTTGCTGAGTGCATTGCTTGGTGCTGGTATGGCTGCATTTGGTGGCGGTGTAACGCCTACTACAACAGGTGTATCCGGTGCAGGTTCCTTTGGTCAAGTCGGTGGTAGTTACACTGGTACAGGGGTATTCGGTACATTTGCAAAAGGTGGTGCGTTTGATGTTGGCGTAAGACGTTACGCTAAAGGTGGTACATTCACTAACTCGGTTGTATCCTCTCCTACACGATTCCAAGAAAGTGAAATGGGTGAGGCTGGACCTGAAGCGATCATGCCTCTACAGCGTACCAGTGATGGTCGATTGGGTGTATCGTTAGTTGGTGGTCAAGGTGCTATCGGTGGTGAAAGTAACATGACGGTTGTAAACGTTAATGTTGCTGTATCCGATGGTAAAGCAACTTCTAGTACTGACGGTGGCGCAGGTTATGAAGGCTTTGGTCAGAGTTTAGGTACATTCGTTGTACAAGAGATTTACAAAGTCATCAATACTGAGACAAGACCGGGTGGTACTATCCAACCACAAACAGCTAGTTAATCATAACAAGGTATTGACAAAATACCATTTAAATAGTAGAATGTGAAACAGTTATGGGAGGGGTTACCCTCCCTTTTATTTTTAGGAGAAGTTATGGCTATTGAAACTTTCACTTGGCATGTTGAACGAGAAATCGATCCAACCATTGAGTACAAAACAACAACAGTACAATTTGGTGATGGGTATGTTCAAGAGGTTGCTGAGGGTATCAACAATAAGACAGAAGAGTATTCGATTCGTGTACATGCATATGGCAATGAAGCCAAATCGATTAAAGATTTCTTCGATAGACACCAAGGATACAAGAGTTTCTATTGGACCCCTCCATTGGGTGATTTAGGTTTGTACCGTTGCAAGAATGCAGTACCTAGACCACAAGGTGGTGGTTTGTATGTGTTCACTGGTACATTTGTAAAAGCATACGCTGCATAAGGAGACTAGTCAAGTGGCTATCACTAATATTAAAGACGTAATTCAAAAGCTTGAACCGGGTATGAAAGTACGCCTGATTGAAGTTGACTGCACAGATTTTGGTGGTGACATTCTTCGTTTCCACAATTACAACGTTGAATATACAGCAGATGAAATGCTTGCATTCCAAACTGCTAACGTTAGTGATATTCCACCGAAATCTATAATGTGGCAAGGCAATGAGTACTTCTGTTGGCCTTACGATTTATCGGGTATCGAATGGGATGGTACTGGTAAAAGTCCTCTACCTAACCTTGAAGTGTCTAACATTGATGGTAGCATTTCAGCAATGTGTTTGCAACTGCAAAACCTATTCGGTGCTAAGGTAACAGAACATACAACATTCCAACAGTATCTACCAGATGGTGATGACCCTGATCCACTTATGGAGTTTACTCAGAACTGGTATATCACACGCAAGAGTGGTGAGAACCCAAACACTGTAACGTTTGAACTTTCTTCACCTGCTGATTTCACAGGCCAACAACTTCCACGTAGACAGATTTATGCAATGTGTCATTGGGCAATGAACGGTGGTTATCGTGGACCAAACTGTGGATACACTGGTACTAATTATTTTACAGACAAAGGTGTACCAACAGACAATCCCGCAGAAGATATGTGCGGTGGTCTCTGTCTGGACTGTAAGCTTCGTTTCGGTGAAGAAAATCCATTACCATTTGGTGGTTTCATTGCTGCCAGTTTGATCGCAAGAGGTTGACATGATTCCTAAGAAATTAAAATCTGCAACGATCAAAGCTATGTTGAAAGATGCAGAGTCTCGTTACCCTAGAGAATCTTGTGGGGTAGTCGTTATCACACCTTCTGGTAAAGAACAATACATTGCCATTGATAATGTGTCAACTGATCCAACCGAAGAGTTTGTTATGTGTCCAGAAGGTTTTGCTGCTGCTGATGAGCAAGGAACGATTGTAGGCATCTGCCACAGTCATCCTGATGAAACAACTCGCCCTAGCATTACGGATATCGCTGTAATGAGCCGGAATCGTGAGCTTGAGTTAATTGTAGACCCTGACAGTGTTGCTATCCCATGGCACATCGTCAGTTGGCCTGAAGGTGACCATAGACAGGTTATTCCGGAACCAGCACAGAGCTTGTTAAATCGCCCTTTTGTGCATAACGTGTGGGATTGCTGGGCTACATGTGAAGCATATTACAGCAAGTATCATGGACTCAAATTCCCTAAAGTAAATCGTAAAGATCGATGGTGGGAAGAACAAGATACATTCTCTTTCTATGAAGAATATTACGTAGAATGGGGTTTTGAAGTGGTTACCACACCAATTCCGGGTGACTTGATTGTAATGCAAATTGGTCGTTCATTCCATCCCAATCACGCTGCCGTATACTTAGGTGAAGTTTCTGAATTTGAAGGTGAGAAGTTTCATGGTAAAACATTAATGCTACATCACATGTACGGTAAGAATAGTGAATTGGCTGTTTATGGTGGTCAATGGTCACAACGTACACGAATGGTGCTGCGACATAAAGAGGTGAATAAATGAAAGAAACATGGATTGAAGTACAACCGGGCGGTTATCTCAAGAAGTATGGTAACCATAAGTTCCTTGTATCTAGTCCGGCAGAAGCTATTAAAGCTATGTTGATGTTGGTTCCCGGTTTTGAAACAGCTTTCCGTGAATCTGAGAAGCGGGGAGCTAAGTTTAAAATCCTCAGTGGTAAACACAACGTAAATAACGTTGAGCAACTTTATATGGGTAAACCATCTGTTGTAAAGATTATTCCAAAATATGCTGGTGCTAAGAATGGTGCATTTACATTCCTTGCTGCTGCGGCTGTCATTGCTGCTGTTGTATTAACAGGTGGTACTGCTGGTTTTGGTGCAGGTGCTTGGTTTGCTGCTAGTAGTACATCGGCTGCTATTGCTACATCTGTAGCTGTATCGCTTGCACTTGGTGGTGTTTCGATGTTGCTTGCTCCAAAGACAGATGGTCTTACAAATGGTTCAGATGTAGAGAACAAAGCATCTTATGCATTTGGTGGGCCTGTAAACACAACAGCACAAGGTCAACCAGTTCCAGCATTCTACGGTGAACGTGAGGTTGGTGGTGCTGTAATCTCGGCAAGTATTGCTGCTGAGGACCAACAATAAACAATACTTGTAACTGATAGGAGAAACAAATGATTCGTTATGACGAAAACGGGGTGATGATCCCGTATGAAATTGAAGGTGGTAAAGGTGGTGAGTCCAAACCACATACCCCTGTTGAAACACCTAACAACCTCCTGTCGGTTGCATACGCTAAAGTGTTGTTGGCTGTAGCTGAAGGTGAGCTTGCTGGTCAACCGACAGCTAAGGATATTTACCTTGATGGTACACCACTACAGAACGAAGATGGTAGTTATAACTTTGGTGGTGTTAAATGGGAATGGCGTTCCGGTTCTCAAGACCAAGAAGCAATTGAAGAATTCCCTGAAGTATCTAGTGAATATAGTGTTGGTATTGAACTGAAAGATAACGTTCAATGGACACGTGCTGTAACCAAGTCACAACTGACAGACCTTCGTGTTACATTTTCTTGGCCTGCCCTTCTTCGGCAGTCTAGCAATGGCGACACGAATGGTTATAAAATGCAATATGCTATTGATCTTTCTACAGATGGTGGTGCTTTCCAAGAATATCAAGTTTACACAATTGACGGTAAGACCAACACTAATTATGAAAGAACTCATAAAGTAAAACTCCCTAAACCGGGTAGTAATTGGACTGTGCGTGCTCGTCGCGTAACGCCTGAAAACAACTCAAGTACAATTCAGGATACAATCAATGTAAAGAGTTATGCTGAGGTAGTCGCTGTCAAGCAACGTTACCCTAACACCGCTCTGTTGTACGTTGAGTTTGATTCCAGACTGTTCGGTGCCGGTAATATCCCAAAGATTTCGGTAAGAACAAAAGGCCGTGTAATCCAAGTACCAACAAACTATGATCCAGTTGCAAGGACATACTCAGGTATTTGGGATGGTAGTTTTAAATGGGCATGGACAAACAACCCTGCTTGGGTCTTCTATGACCTTTTGACACAAGATCGTTTTGGCCTTGGTCATAAAGTAGTACCTGCAATGGTTGATAAATTTGCACTGTATGAAATTGCTCAGTACTGTGACGTAATGGTTGACGATGGTACTGGTTCGGGTACAATGGAGCCACGCCATACCTGTAACATCTTTATTCAGGATAAGGCAGGTGCTTGGAAGGTATTACGTGATATCGCTGGTATCTTCAACGGTATGACGTATTGGGATGGTAACAAGTTTGTAGCTGTTGCTGATAAGTGGGAACCAATTACAAACGCACCATTATTCTCTCGTTCCAATGTAGTGAATGGTAACTTTGATTATCAAGCGGCAGACGACAAGTCTATCTATACATCTGCTCTTGTATCGTATGATGATCCAGACAACCACTACAACACTGATGTTGAGCCAACATTTGAAACAAGTCAGATTCTCCGTTGGGGTGGTGACCGTCAGACAGAGATTACAGCTATTGGCTGTACGTCCCGTGGTGAAGCACAGCGAAAAGGTAAGTACACACTTATCACCAACCTCTACAATCGAACTGTGAGCTTCCAGACGGGCTTACAAGGTCTTTCGGCTGATGTTCTACCGGGTAAACTGATTCATGTACTTGACCCAATCCTCGGTGGTCGTCCATACACTGGTCGAATCAAGGCAAGTGCTGGTAAGGTGATTACCCTTGATCGTGATGTAACTGCTGTAGCTGGTGATATCCTTTATCTCACAATGGATGATGGTTCGTCAGAAGGTCGTACCGTAGTAAGTTCAACAGGGAATATTGTAACAGTATCTGTTGATTATGGAAAGCCTATCCCGTCAAACTCTGTATGGTATCTGGAAGCATCTGACCTGAAGTCTCAACTGTTCCGAGTAACGAAGGTAACTAATCCATCGGCTAACGTTTATGAGATTGAAGGTGTAGAATACAACGAATCAAAGTTTGATGCAATCGACAATGGTGCTAGACTTGAACCGCGACCAGTAAGTGTTGTACCACCGGGACAACAACAAGCTCCAACCAATTTAGTTGTTTCGTCCTCTACCTATATTGAACAAACAATGGCTGTTACATCTTTGGTTGCTACATGGGATCAAATGCCCAACGCTGTACAGTACGAAGTGCATTGGCGTTACAACGACGGTGATTGGATTTCAGCAGGTATTACAGGTTCTCCAACTATCACAATCAAAGGTATTTACACAGGTGACTATGTTGTTAGAGTACGGGCTATTAACGCTGTTGGCGTTAAATCTGTATGGACCAACTCTGTATCTACACGTTTGGATGGTAAAACAGGTGGCGTACCTGCTCTCGCTTATTTGACTACAACACCGATTGTTTATGGTATCCGTTTGAATTGGGGATTCCCTGATGGTGCTGGGGATACAGCACGTACAGAGATTATGCACAGTGCAAATCCAAACTTTGCAGACGCAATAAAGTTGGGCGACTACTCGTACCCGACAGATATGCATGAAATGCACGGTTTGAAAGCTGGACAACAGTTCTGGTTTTGGGGTCGGCTGGTTGACCGTACAGGCAACATCGGTCCTTGGAAACCTCTTGAATCCGAAGCTGGTGTACCCGGTACATCCTCTGTAGACCAAAGTGAGTATGAAGAATACTTCAAGGAACAGATCACTGAAAGTTCTCTCTATAAAGAGTTGAATGATCGCATTGACTTGATCGATGGTTTTGGTCCCGGAAGTGTAAACGAACGTGTTGAAACTGTCAATGATCGTGTTGATGAAGCTAACCTTCGTATCGACCAGACAAACACTGATCTGGATAATGCTGTAGCTGATCTGGAAAGTCAGATTGCCAACATCACAGATGCGATGGTTTATGACCCTACGAAAACATATGTGACAGGCGATATCGTTAGAGTTGGTAACAAGCTGTATCAAGCACAACAAGATGTTCCAATCAATACCTCGCCACCTAACCTGACCTACTGGGAAGATGTTGGTTCAATCCTTGAGGATGCTAATGCTGTTGTTACACAAGTAGACATTAACACTCAGAAGATCGCTGAAGTAGATGGTAAGATTACAGCAACTGGTGAGCAGATCAATAGTCTGCAAGCGATGTGGCGTGATGATGATGGTGAAGGTTCTCTTAATGATGCTATTGATGGTTGGAGTACTGCGGCTAAGTATGCCCAAGAGGTAAAAGTAAGGGCTAACGAAGACGAAGCACTTGCACAGCGTCTGACAACCTTGAGTGCTACAGTTGACACTAACAAAGCTAGTATCTCAACTCTTGAAGTAGCTTTCGCTGATACAAAGAGTGCGTCTGCTAGTCGGATGGATTCAATCCAGTCTCAAGTTAATAGTAACTCAGCATCTGTTTACGAACTAACTAAAACGGTTGCAAGTGAAAGTCAAGTGACTACCGAAAAGATCAATACAATGCAATCTAGTATTGACGGTAATACTTCAAAGATTACATCTTTGGAAACCACAGTAACAACACTTGAATCAACAACCGCATCTGCACTTGATCTGGTTAATTCCAGAGTAGATGATACGCAGGCATCTGTTGGAACGGAAGCAACAACCCGTGCTTCTGCTGACGAAGCTCTAAGTTTACGCGTAGATACCACAGAGTCTTCTATTGCAGATAACACCGCTAGTATCCAGCAAGTTGAGGAAGCTCAAACGTCTTTGACAGAGAGTGTTACTAGGTTGTCAACGAATGTGTCGTCTAGTTGGAGTGGGCTTCGTGATGATGACGATGATGGATCACTACAGGATGCTCTCGGTAACTGGCAAACAGCTGCAAACTATGGTCTAGAAGTTAGAACAAGGACTGATGCTGACACAGCCATGACAACCAGAATTGAGACGTTGACTGCTGCTCTCGGTGTCAACACTGCTGCCATCTCAAATGAGGCCAGTGTTCGTGCTAGTGCAGATGCTGCTTTGTCTACTAGTATTTCTAATGTCCAAGCGACTACGAATAGTAACACTGCTGCAATTCAAACAGTGTCGAGTGCTCAGACTTCAACAGATGGTAAGTTGAATGCGATGTGGGCTGTAAAAGCACAGGTTACATCACAAGGGCAGTATGTTGCTGCTGGCTTTGGTTTGGGTATTGAGAACGGTCCAGCTGGTCTTCAATCTCAGTTCCTTGTTCAAGCTGACAAGTTTGCTGTAGTTAACGGAACTAATGCAACATTGACTGCTCCATTTGTTGTGACTGGTGGACAGGTGTTCATGAACGAAGCCTTGATTACTAAGGCTATGATTACGAACGCAATCATCGGTTCTACAATTACAGCTTCGGCCCAAACAAACTGGGGAGGTTCTATAATGACTATTGACTTCACAAACGGGTCAGTGACAACTAGGCATCCAACAATGGCAAACACATACACGGTTATGGACCGAGCAGGTGTAAGAGTATACGTGAGCAACATATTGCGTGTTCGTATGGGTACTTGGTAATGCAATATGAGGGTCTTCGGACCCTCGCGTTTTAAGGAGGAAAACTTATGCCGGCAGGCTTTCAGACATTTAGGTCAGACGGGACAGTTAAGATTGACACATCTGTTGTTGTGCCAAGATTGCGTCATATGTTTGTAGCCCCTGATGTTGACAATGACCCGAGTGGTTATGCTGGATATCTATATTCGGTGACAATCCCTGGACTTGGAAACATGGTAGCACAGAAAAGGGCTGGATATGAATGTAACAGTCGGTACGCAAATCCTGATGGTTCGGATAGTTTGGTTGTATCAGGTGATACTATAACGGTTAGAATGAATACAATTGGTACAAGTATAATTAGTATTTTGCGTGTTTGGTACTGGGGGTAAATATGGCATCTGGTTTTCAATCGATTGATGAAACGGGTTTCGTAAATTTTGATTCAAATTATCCAACAATGTACCTTCATAAGGAAGGTACAACAACAACTGGCTCAACATATCCGGGGAACACAGAAATTGTTTTCCCGGCTGTTACAGTAGCTCAGACTGAACTACCTCAATTTCTAATCAAACCTCCTTTAGGAGTAATGTTTGATGGATTGACAGGCGGTAACATTAGTTCTGTTACAGGTCAATGGTTCCCATACCAGATGCCAGCATTTAGTGCTGAAACATTGGCTTTTGGTAGTGCACCTATTGGGTTATCTGTTCCATATTGGTGTTTTACTAAAACAATATATGATAGTGGGCTAAACTATGGAATGCAAACGTTCGACGAAAACGGTGTTCTAACGTTTGATAGTGAGACTAGACAACTAGTTGCATATAAATGGATTGGTCCATCAGACTGGGTATTCCACAGTTCTAAAACTGCTCCTGACCCAAACTACACAATTTATTATTATTCAGTACCAACATCTGGATATGATACGTTTACGGTTTTAAGAGTGGGTGGAGGTGATGCGTTTGATGTTGGTGAAGCATCTACAGGATTCCGGTCTGCATATGGTTATGGGACACTATTTTGTGCTGTAGCTGCTAGAAATGGAGCAATGATGGATTTTGGTCCAACGGTTCTTTTAGGAAAATCAACTTAATTAAGGAGGTATAAAAATATGGCATGGTATAGAACAGGTACTGTAGCGGTAACGTTGAACAGTGCAACAGTGACAGGTACAGGTACTTCTTTCGTCTCCAACGCACGTGTTGGTGATGGATTCCAAGGCCCTGATGGTCGTTGGTATGAAGTAACAAACATTGCAAGTGCTACTGTAATCAGTATCACTCCAAACTATCTTGGTGCAACAGCTACTGGTCAATCTTACTCGATTGCACCGTTGCAGGGATATGTGAAACAATCTGCGGATTCACTTCGCACAATTACAAACCAGTATGGTACTACACTTGGTCTGTTAGGTACACCTACTGACACTGCTGGTCTGCGTACCAACATTGGTGCAGCTAAGTCTGGAGTTAACAGTGACATTACGTCGATTACTGGACTCACCACAGCACTCCCTGTAAACCAAGGTGGTACTGGTGCTACTACTGCTGCTGCTGCTCGAACAAACCTTGGAGCATTGACTACTGGTGATTATGGTGTTGGTTCTGTAAACTACCCAGCAACAGGTGTGAGACTTGACTCTTTTGATCGAACTACCTTATTTGCTCATACAGATAACAACCCACCTGATTGGTCTGTAAACGGTGCAGGAGGTGGTTTCCCGATGGGTATTGCTTTCGCTCGTTCTTCTTTGGTTGGTGCACAACTGGCAATGAGTTATGGTAGTAGGGCAGCCGGTGCAGGTGTGTGGTGGCGTGCTAACACTGCAAGTGGTTGGAACGCATGGGACAGATTGATTGGTCGTGCTGACTTGCTTGGTACTGTATCTCAGACCGCTGGTGTGCCAACAGGTGCAGTAATTGAACGTGGTAGCAATGCAAACGGAAACTATGTACGATTTGCTGATGGTACACAGATTTGCTGGGGCACCAATAAATCTTATGCAGGTGGTGTAGCAACAAGTGCTTCTGGACACTTTATCAGTGGTGCAGGGGATACGGTAACATGGCCTCAACCATTTTATGACAACAACAGCGTCGTCACAAGTGCAGGTGTTGGTGGTTCAACTCCTTATCGGGTTATAGTTCTTCCTTACCGTGCAAACTCGGCCAATGGTACATTTGTATTCCAATGTTATGTTTCTATTTCGGATACGTTTACTTATAACTGGACAGCGATTGGTCGTTGGTTCTAAGGAGATATTATGATTATTAAATTTTCACCAGTTCGCATGGGTAAACAACTTAATATTACCCGATTTGGCGATATCATTACTTTTAATGGGGAAGAATTTGATTTCTCCCCACTTCCAGACGGTGCCGTGCTCCCAGCAAGTGCTATTGACTGCAAGTGGATTACTGGGGAAGTAAGCAAAACAAATGGGGAATTGGAACTTACAATTATCCTTCCACACGGAGCAAATGCCCCATACGAAACTCGGTTCCCAACACCAATTCAAGTTTATTTGGACGGTCCTGTAACACTCCCATTGTATGATATTCCTGTAGAAGATGAAGAGGTGATTCATGAAGATTGATTTTAGTCAAGCAATTACTGCCGAAACACGTGCTGCTGATTTGGTGAAATCTCAAAAAGCTACAGTTGCTGCAGCTAGATACAATAAAGAAACAGTTGGTATTAAGGTTGACGGAATTTCAATTAATACAGAACGTGATAGTCAAGCAATGATTACAGGAGCAGCCCTTTCTGCTGTTCTTGATAGTTCATATATTTGCAGATGGAAAACCCCTTCTGGTTTTGTTGATCTTGACTCTACTAGTCTTATCAAAGTGTCTCAGTCGATGAGACAGTATATTCAAGCATGTTTTGATCGTGAGTCTGAGTTGGTAGAGGCTATCGTCAATGGAACTTATACAGATTCTATGCTGAATGAGGGTTGGCCAAATGTTGAAATTTCAAACAACACTTAAAACTGAGCAAATTGCTCGTACATGTTGGAAGCTGACTGACAATTTAGTTTATGGGAACATTGTTGTCCCCAAAGGCTTCATTACAAATTACGCCAGTATTGCGGTATTCCACAACATCTTACTTTTCCCTATATATGCTCTATTTGCCGGGTATGGTAATTATGCATCCACTTTGCATGACTACCTTTATACAAAGCATCAAGTTAGCCGTAAACAAGCTGATAGAATCTTCTATGAAGCTCTTCGTGAAGAGGGTGTCGCTAAGTGGCGTGCATGGCTGATGTGGGTTGGTGTTAGGTTAGGCGGCAAGAAAGCGTATGAGGGTAAATAAATGAAAGTACCAATCACAGATAGTCTTAAAAAGAAAATCTTTGTAGCTCTTATTGCAGCGGGTGTATCTGCACCTTCTGCTTACATTGCTGTAGATCACACAGTACCATCTGAAGGGTTCTATACGAGCGTATACGTTGATCCTGTGGGTTTAAAGACTTACTGTGT